TGTTAGTGTCATATTATCTACGACCTTTCTTTGCTACCTTAGCGTAGAGGTAGTATGTACGATACGCCATGCAACCTTTGCATTGACGCTGTAGGCGATATTGCCCATTTACATTTTTAGAGCCACGCTCTAAAGTGAATTCACTATGTGAACAGGCTATGTCACCTGCGAGTGAACCTATGTAGTAGAACCCTTCAGGGCATACATAGAATTCTGAATTTTTAATTGTCTGAGTCATTTTGACTCCTTTCTTGTTGATAACCTTTATCAACCTTTCTTATACTAGAAAGTATAACAGAGGGGTCTGACATCTACTGACAAGTAACCATGACAATTTGGACATTTCCAAATGTGACTTAGGTCATGTGGATAACTTACGCTCAATTCTTAGTGTGATGTATATCATGTGTATAAACCTGTGGATAACTTTTCCGGTAAATGCACCGGATTTTTTATTTAATTTTTTCTAAAATTTTTTCTAATTCTTTTAGTTGATTTAAATTTAAGTGATCCAGTTGAATTGCTTTTTCAAATTCAAAAATATCTTTTTCCATTTTTTTATTTCTCCATTTCTTTCTGCATAGCAGATGACTTACGAAGTGCGTCTAGCGCAATTGCTAGAGAGGTGAGGCGCTGTGCCTCTACCAATTGCTTATATTCATCTAGGGTCATTTAGCACCCATCTTTCTGCAAAGAATTCCCTCTTTGCCTACATAGCGATTAGAGCTCTTGTTGAATTCTATTGCCTCGTTGCAATAGTAACAAGATGTTTCCATATTCATATTTACATATGGGAAGTGAAGGATAGGCTTGAGGCTATCCGCAGGATTTAACATTGAATTTATCATTACTTATATTCTCCTTTCATGATTAGTTCATCTAGCATTTTTGCTAGTGGGTCTACTTGCTCGTCTGCAAGATAGTTATTTACTTCTAATTCTTTTACGAAGTTTATCATTTTAGTTATCCTTTCTAAGATACTTTCTTTTTGATACTGTAAGTATAGCAGGGGGGTCTGACATTTCTACTCGGACATTACGGAATAAATCGGACATTGTGGACAAAAATAGTTATGTGATATAGGGCACATTAGTTATCCACAGACACGCCCGAGGGCGCCGGGTGGTGTGGTGTATATCACATGCGACACGCCGTTCTAGGACTTGACTTTTGGGGTATTGTATGTTATTATTCTCTTATAAGAAATTAACCAAGGTGGTTAAAAAGAAAGGTTCAAAATGAACACTATAGAAAAAAATGAAGCAATCGCTCAGACACCTGAGCAGACACTAGCGGACTACGCTAGACTAGACGCCCTTATCGCTAAGGGTACCTACTCAGAGATGTGACCTATCTCACATAGACACACCCCCTACAATAGGGCTAAATGTCAGCGGTACATGGTAGTATTCTACTATAACAATTAAATATAACCCCCTAAAGAAAGGTGGTCTAACATGACTACATTAACACATACACATACACCTCACCTAGAGGCTATGTCCACTATAGTAGATACTTACTCATCTACTCAATACACATTCTGTACAGAGTGTGAGAACAATATAGAGCGTTTCTATATTGATGATGACAATGACCGCTTACCATTTTGGGGTCAATGGAAGGTGTCTAACTAATGAGCGACCTATACGCACTTTACTCTGTATGTGGTAACACTATCGCATATGTAGATATGTATGACCACAATCTAAACCCTCATGGGTCTATCTGTTGCGATAATTGTGAGAGTATTCTAATGTGTCGCAAGGCATGGGATTTTATGTATGAAGGACTAAATAAATGAATATCTTTCTATGCTCATCATGCAACACGCTAGGTATCGTTACCTATGACGGTACTACTATTAACATTAACCCATGCACATGCACTAAGGAGAATAACTAACATGACAATCACATACGCAATCTGGCAAGGCTCACGATTACTATCTATTGATAACATCGCTACAGATATCAAAGAAATTGACACACTTATAAACACACTAAACGATAGTGACCTAGGCAAGAAAATTAAATTCTGCGCTAACGTCATGGAAATCAAGGTAACTAAATGAAGGTAACACTAACATCTATGTCAGGCAACACTCACCACATGAATCTCATGACCAAGCAAGAGGTATATGATTTTATGGAGCTGTATAAATCAACACTAAAATCTAATCAGCGTGTGAAGGTTACTTGCGACCTACTAGGCATAGACGGATACTTGCAGGGTTCCGCATTATGCTCTAGTGGGTGATACGCATTATGCTCCATCGGGTGGTGTCCATGATCTCTTAGACCCATATACGTGCTCACTATTATTTTCTATTATTTAATTTTAAATCATGTATCGTACATCTGATAAAAATATTCAGATTTTGTGAAAAGTCAATTTTTATAATTTTTCAGATTTTGCGGTATAATGAATTTATGGGTATATTAGACAATCTAGAAGCAGCATGGGATATAACACCACCTGAGCAGCCAAACCTCACAACTAAAATATTTTCAGAAACAGTATGTGCTGACTGTCAACAGACTACTGATAAATCCTACACTTAGGACAAACCACAAGATCATGCTGACATTTTGGCAGGGGACGATAAATCTTATACTGATCTAGATAAAACCTAATGATATCTGGATGAACTTTAGCTAACTCAGATATCCATCTAACACTACGACCCATAACGATATATTGGTTTTTCAACCATTCTTCGCTTTGCCAGTCACGCATTACCATTTACCAATAGGACATCTAGCATCTTCTAGCTCGGTTTTAAGTTTCATGAAGCAATGGCATAATTTACAGCGGGATCCATTCTTCTTAAAATGTTCACAAGCATTACACAAATTTAGGCGGGACTTAATGACAGCATCGCTGGCTCTAGGCGTAGAAGGCTTAAGCCAATCACTAAAAGACACATCCTCACTCATACAACAAGCCTCTCTGGTTCGCCTATAACCGATGTATTAACAGTAGTCCAGAGCTGATATGACATGCTGGGTGCTATCTTAGCGTGAAAACCTGGTTTGTCAATCACGTATTTAAAACCACCCTTCTTAGAAACCTTTACGCCCCATTCGCCATTATAGTCTAGTTTAGAAGCCTCAAAGACAAATAGGTAGTAGGTCTTAGGATCTACCTTCTCTGGGACCTTAGACCAGTCTTCTGAGGCTTTAGCAAGGCATATGTAGAAGTCTGCGTGAGTATCTCCTATAGCTTCTACCATAGCTTCTATTCTGTTGTGTTTTCCTAATCTACTCCCCGAAAATTTAAGGGTTTTGGTTTTTGGATCATATACCCCAGATTTAATAGAAAATGACTTCCCCGCATCTAGAGTTAAGTCTTTAGATACAGCGTGTGAGCGGTTTGGCTTCCAGTCATTGGGATAACCGTTTTCCTGCAAAGCCTCCGCAATTAGTTCTTCTAAAAATTCAGAAATTGCAGGCAGTCGGTATAGCATATGATGCAAGCTTAACTTGCTCAAAAGAAAAAGCTTAAGCGTTGATTTGATCTCTTCTACCATTACTCAATTGTATCCTACAAACCTTTATATGTCTAGTATAACAATTTGTTACCAATATGTGTACATATCGCATTATTAATGCATGTGTTGTACATAGGTGGTTTGATATCTCTATTTCGGCGACTTTTAAGCGGCGGAGTCTAATCGGGCGAACTCTAATTATCTATTTAAAATTCTGATATAATGTAAAAATGGCCCAGCACTCACTTATTACACTTAGCAGTTCTTCTGCTACCCGCTTGACTCCAAACGGACTTCACAGCGGAATGGATATTACTATTCAAAATACTCATGCGTCTGCTTACGTGTACCTTGGAGCAATAGGAGTAACATCATCTAACTATGGGTATCGCCTTGCTCCAGGATCTGCTTGGTCTATTGAACTGCCTAGCCAAGATTCTATTTATGCAATTACTGACACCAACGGATCAAAAGTAGCAACACTACAAACAGGACTTGAAAGTTAATGGCACGTTTTACCCAACCAAGTAGTGGTACAGGTGGAAATGCAAATACTGGAGACATAACTTTTAACGGTGTTCAAATTATTGGTGCTGGCAATGCTTCTAGTGACGGACTTGATGCTGGCACTATGCAATTAGTTCCAGACGCAAACTTAGGTACAGATCAATATTTAATTATTGACCCAACTTCTCCAAACCATATCCATATTCGTGCTGGCGGAACATTAGATGGTTCTAGTGCAGATTTGATTATGGGTGGAGAAAGAACTATGGTTCTTGTTTCCGACCCTGGAGAGTTTGTAGATATTAGAACTACTTCACCAGAAAATTCTACACATGTTTGGCGTTTTGGTGCAGATGGAATTTTGTCTGGACCTTCTATGGGATCTGTAGGAGTTTCTGGACTTTACAATGATGCAGGAAATGACCTATATATAGGAAGTGGAGATGGTATTGTAATAACTGGAACTGATGGAGAATTTTTAAATGATTCATCTAATCCAGATAACCAAATTGCAACCATTGGAGATATACCTACTACTGAGGGTTCATGGACTGTTGCTACAGGAACTGCAACCTATAATTTTACACTTCCGTCAAGCGGTACCTATGTAATGTGGGTCAACGGTAATATTCCAAATGGAATTATTGCTTGGAACGCTACAGCAACTGTAACAAATGCTAATGTACCAGCAATAGGATCTCAATATGCTTGGAACTATACAAGTGGTGGAAGTCCTCTTTTACTAACTGCTATACCTAATCAGATTAGAGGGACAGCAGGTGCAATAAGTACTGATACCACCTATCTTGGGAATACTAGCAATAGATTTGACTTTACTATTGCTAACACTAGCGGTTCATCAAGAACTGTCTATTACGGTTATACTAAGATTTAATAAATTTCTTGTTGTTTTAATTGTTTATTTAATCTCAAATGCTGGTATAATAATTCCATAATGACTACCACCGATTGGGCTCAATTTATTCTTACTTTGCTTTCAATTGGAGCGATTGTAGTTGGATCAATTCGTTGGTATATCCAGGCTCAGATTAAGCCCATTCACGAAGCGGTTTGCGACATTAGATCCGAAACCAAAACTAACGGCGGAACCAGTATGCGTGACGAAATCAAGGCAATTAAGTCGGAACAAGAAGAAGCAAAACAACTTCGTAAAGCGACTAGTGATAAACTAGATCATATGTACGATGTATTACTTGAGTATGTTTCTCGTGCCAAATAACTACTATATATAATATATAAGATATCTTAAAAACCTTACTAGTTAGTTATTTCTTTTCTTTATATTTTTAAGTATACACTATCAATACTCTGGCTTATTGAGACAAAACGGACATATAGTACTTTTGTAATTATAACAATTTGATAACAATTTCAATACACTCTGGGTTTATATTTTTATAATCTATTTATAACTTTTTGTTATTTATTAATATACTGGGTCACAATGTTTAATAACTATTGTATAAATGAATGTTATAATCTATAATGATTGGCTCCTAGGTTGCTCTCTACCCACCCCACTGCCCCTAGGAGTCAGTCCTTTTTATTATGGTATAATGAATGATATGTGCTCACCTACAATAGAGAAATTTGGCGCTACCCCAGCAAATATTCAATGGACTGTTGTTCGTGGAGACTCTGCTTCTTTTACTGTGTCCCTTCTTGAAAATGACGAAGTTACAGAATTTGATACTACTGGCTGGACTTACTCTGCAACAGCCTATGACCCAATTGCCGATGTTCTAGACGAACTTACAGTTACCGCTGATGGAAGCGTTGTAACTGTTACAGCCCCAGCAGATATTACTGCAAACTGGGGAACAAAATATAAGTCAGTAGTTGCAGAACTTTCATTTGACCTTCAAGCGGTAGTTCCAGACGGACCTTCATCAATGACCTGGACTCCAGTTATTGGAACAATATGTGTGCTTGGAAATGTTTCTCCAGTTCCAACAAGAACTACGGGTGGTATATCTTAAATGATAATTAAGATTAATGACGTAAATGTTAAATTACCACCACTAATAAAGATAAACGGTACAATTTTTAAAGTAAAGAAGTAGTCTATGACTATATCAAAAAATATGGATGCGCCTAGATCAAAATATCTAGAGGCAATTAAAGAAACTAAAACTTCAGAACTAAATAACACAGAGTATATTGCTGTCCCAGGTATTCAGGGTGAAAAGGGTGAACAAGGCCCTGCAGGACCTCCAGGCCCACAAGGTGAAAAAGGCGAAAGGGGAATTCAAGGCAAAGATGGTAAAGAAGGTCCTCAAGGCCCAAAGGGTGAGCCAGGTAAAGGTGGAGGACAAGGATATGAAAGCCCATCGGGACAATTTCCTGGTTGGGCATACTACCAAAACCAAAACAAAAAACCAATTTTGATTGGCCCAGATAGAGGCGATGATGGCTGGGTATCACTAATAATGATCGGCCTTGGTGAAAAAACAAATGAAAAGTTTTTGCCAAAAGGGAGTGTGGCTCTTTGGAACGAACACTCTAAAAAAATAAACTTTAGAACACTAGAGATTGGATCAATTGTCACAATTCGTTATAATATTGCTTTGACAACAAGTATGAATAATACAGAGGTTTGGTTTAAAACCCTATTGTGTGATGATGAAGATTCTCCAATTTCTTATGTTGGAAACTTAAAATACCAGTATGATTATGACTTTTCTGTAGAACAAACAATAAATATAAAAAGCTTAAAAGAAAAGAGTTTTGGGGCAATGCCGCAAATAAGAACAGATAATACATGTGAGGCAGCCCTTAAGTCTATTTTTATACAAGTATCATAATGCAAGAAAATAAGGCCATCCAAAAATATATTTTCTGTATTAATTGTTATTAAAGTGTGCTATAATTCAATTATGCAAAATATCGGTATAACAGACTCCCAGGATGGTCGTAAGCCAGATGCACCAATTATCGGAACAGCAGATACAGGAAATACACAAGCAGATGTAGCTTTTACTGCCCCAGCATTTACTGGAAAAGGAACTGGAACACTAACATATACCGCTATTTCAAATCCAGGTTCAATCACAGCAAGTTCATCAACTTCTCCTATTACGGTTACTGGTTTAACAAATGGAACAGCATATACTTTTACTGTTACATTAAGTAATGGAACATTAACTTCAGATCCATCTGGAGTATCTAATGCTGTTACACCAATTGTTCCAGGACCATTCTTTCCACCGTTCTTCCCGTTCTTCCCACCATTCTTCCCTCCATTTTTCCCACCGTTCTTCCCACCGTTCTTCCCACCGTTCTTCCCACCTTCATTCCCATTCTTCCCACCATTCTTCCCGCCGTTCTTCCCGCCTTCATTCCCATTCTTCCCTTACTTCTTGCAGCCATACTTCCCAAGATTCGGATACTCATCACTTAGATTTAAGCACAGCATTGTAAATGTTGTAAATGTTAATCTAACAGAGAGGTAGTATAAAAAAGTGGGGGAGATAGAGATTGACTTTGAAAAAGCTGTAAAAGCTTTAAACCCAGTAACATGGATATATAACAATGATCCTAAGAATATTAGGCAGCTTGGATATATAGCAGAAGATGTTAATGAGGTAGAGTCTCTAAGGTATATGGTTGTCCTAGACAAAGAAGACAAGCCTATGGCTCTTAGATATGACATTCTTTCTGTTTATTCGGTAGAGGTTTTAAAGATATTAATGAAAAAAATAGAAAAACTAGAAAACGAAATAAATATACTAAAAAATAAATAATTATTCTTATCAATCAGCTATATGGTATGATTGATTGAATAAGATTGGGGCATTTATTTATGGGCTTAAAGTTTGGTACTTTGTGGTTTGGAAATGAACCTACTCTATTACAACAAATTTCGTGGAATTCCTATATTCATCATGGACACCAATTAACCATATATTTATATGACATGTCTATTAAAGTGCCAAAAGGTGCAATTAAAAAAAATGCAAATGAGATCATGCCAGAAAATGATATATTCTTAACAAAGTTTAATGACCCTTTCCGAGGTGGTGGGCACCAACAATTTGCTGATTTGTTTAGACTCTATATGTTAAAAAAAACAGATTTTATCTGGACTGACTCCGACATGGTTTGTTTAACCGATACTTGGCCAGATCCAGAGCCATATCTTTTTGGATTTTTTGTAGATAGACCACATCCAGCAAAAGGACCAATTAGGATTAATAATGACATTTTATATATAAATAATCATAAAATTATAGATGAAATAATTGAAAATTTTGTTTGTCAAATTACTGCAACTAAAAAAGATCAAATTAAGTATGGGCCAGTGTTACTAACAAATATAATTTCAAAAAACAAATTAATGCATTTTGTTAAAGAGGAACGTGTTTTTCACCCAATACGATACTCACATATTCGTGATTTTTTAGATACTACAATTTTTCAAGAAATGAAAGATTTAATAAGTAACAGCGTTGCAGTATCTTTATTTAATTCTTCGTGGTTAATACATCGTTTAAACATTCCTAAAATGGAATCTATTCCAAAAGAAAACACTCTAATTGGATATTTGACTAAAAAATATATTCCAGTAGAATTATACTAGTAGAAAAAGGAGAAAAAAAATGAATGATAAAGAACAAGCCCAGTATGACGAAAACTCAAATGTTTGGTTTACAAAAGATAGATCAGAAACATCAAGTAATAGACTTAATTCAAAATTATTAAAAGATGGCATAGTCGTTGAAAACTTGGCTTTAGGTGTTAATGTTTATAAAAATACATTTTCGTCAGAAGATTCTAAAAGATATATAAATACTCTTGAATCAAACTTAAGTAAAAATAAAAAATATAATTGGTCAGAAGCAAAAGTAACAAACTCTGAAACTCCAATTAAAAAAGCAAGAGACTGTGTTGATTTTAAATATAAGCAAGAAAATCTTGGGCCAAGAGATATTGACAACGCAGAACTACTGGATCTTCATCAAGAAATATATGAAAAATTAAAGTATTGTGTAGATGATTATGCTTCATATTGGGGAATAAATGTTGTATATTACGAAGCATTTAATTTTGTAAAGTATGAAGGAGTAGGGACCCACTTCAATATACATGCTGATCATGGCCCAGCATATAACTGTACAGTTTCTGCTGTTATTTATATTAATGATGACTACGAAGGTGGAGAAATCAAGTTCCCAAGACTAGATAACTATGTTCATACACCAAGAGTTGGAGATATAGCAGTTTTTCCATCAAATTATATTTATGAGCATGCTTCTTTGCCAATGAAGTCAGGTACAAAGTATTGTGTGGTTATTATGATGGACATTAATGATTTAGCACACAAGGATAACCCATATGGCACAAGGATTAATCAAGATGGAACAGTGTCAGAATAATAATATAGGTTTTATGCTATACTAATAAAAAAGGAGACAATGTGAGTAGTTTAGAAAGCAAGGGAATAACAATCCAAGATCTTGGTAGTGGTATTTATGTTTATAGTAATGTTTTACCAAAAGATCTTAACATACCAGCAAGACTAGAGAAAGCACTGTCTGGATCTAACCCATCTTATGCTTGGCAACCAGCATATGTAGGATATCAAGAATTAATGCCAGAATATAGAAACTGCGTAGATTTTAAATACAAAAAAGAACATCTTAGTGATGATGGAACAGAAGAGTATAAAGATCTTGCCAATATTTGGGACGAATGCTATGAAAGACAAAAAGAAGCTGTTGATAATTATTGTGCAAAGTTTGGCGTAAATAATTTAAGGTATTGGGAAGCATTTAACTTTATTAAATATGAAAAGGGTCAGCACTTCCAGTACCATCATGATCACGGATATTCGTATAACTGTACAGTATCTCTTGTTGCCTACCTAAATGATGATTTTCAGGGTGGGGGATTACACTTTAGCCAACAAGACATTATGTACACTCCAAAAGCAGGAGACCTTGTTGTATTTCCATCAACATATATGTATCCTCATAGAGCGATGCCAGTTTTGGAAGGAACAAAGTATTCATTGGTTACAATGCTTGACTATAGCGAAAAGTATCATACACCAGAGATGTACGTAGAAACAGGCAAATGAGCAACAAAATAAAATTTGTTTCTAATAAGCCGTGGCTACAGTCTGAAGATATATCAGCACCTGGACCAATACTTAAAACAATTCCAGAGTGGTACAGGAAAGCAGATAGATTTGCTAAGAGGTTGGATGGTTCATTTTGGCAAGGTCCCGACAAAGGAAAGATACCAACATGGAAAGCATGTCCAGCAATATTTGATGTAATGGGCACAGGATACACATTAAAAACTCCTTGTGATATTAACTTTGTTCAAAAGGGAGATAATGAGCTTTCTGTAACAATATCAGACATTAAGTATAAAGATTTTTGTACTCCAAGACAAAGCATGCCACAATTTAAAAATCCTGAAGGGTACTACGACAATCATTTTGCATGGGCTCCAGACTGGGCAGTTGAGACACCAGAAGGTTATAGCGTATTGTACTCACAACCCTTTAACAGGTTTGAACTTCCATTCCTAACTACATCTGGAATTATTGACAATGACAAAGTTAATCTTCCAGGCTCTATGCCATTTTTCTTAGTAAAAGGTTTTTCTGGTGTAATCCCAGCAGGAACACCATACGCACAAATGATTCCATTTAAAAGAGAAAACTGGACATCAGAAGTAGTAATTGAAAACCCGAACAGAATTAATGAAAAGAATATGAAAAATTCTTTAAAGTATCGTGTACCCGATGGCGGAGTTTATAAAAATGAAGTTTGGAAACCAAGAAAGTATGAGTAGTTAATGCTAAATATTGTAGTTGAAAAGACCATTGATTCACAGATAAATATATCTCCAATGTCCATAAAAAGAAATTGGATGGACCAGACTTCAGAAAAACATGCATATAGATGTTTTCCAGTTACTCAAGCAAACATGATTGGGTGGAGTTTGTCTTGTTCAAAAGATATTCGTTTTATTTGGAACGGAATTAATGATCAGACTGGAAACAACATTACAATATTAGAAGGAGAAGACCTATGCTATACAGGTAGAGGCCAATCAACTTTAAGCTTTAATACTGGAGTAGTCTTTAAAACAGAAGAAAATATAAGTCTTTTTGCAATTAATCCAGTAAACTATTTTAACGATGAATTTGAAACTATGTCTTCTTTAATAAGTACATCGTTTTATGATAATCCAATACCTTTAGCAATTAAGGCTAAGGTGGCCAATAAAGAGGTCGTGATAAAAGCTGGAACACCTCTTGCAACAATAATCCCAATTTCTTTAGGGGCAATGGATAATACATCAATAGAAATATTCAACTATTCAGATCCAGACAACAAAAGACAAAAAGCCAATAAAATGTATGGGGATGCTGCACAAGAGGTAAATGTTCTTGGAAAATGGACTGACTGGTATAGAGATGCTATTAATGAAAAGGGCGAATCTTTAGGAAGCCACGAGACAAAAGTTCTTCATCTTTTTGTTAATGATAACACAGAAAATCAAAGAAATGGTATAATCTAATTATGAATCAAAATATCCCAACTCAGGTTACAAGAGAGCCATCACTCACACCCTCTGGGTTTTTTGGGAATAGCTCAGACATGATTGTTGAGTTAGAAAACTTTATGACTCAAGAAGAGATGGACTTTTTGGAAAAGGCTGCAAAGTCTATAACCATTTGGGATGTAACTCAAAGCCATGTTAATGAAAATGGAACTGTTGTTTATGACTCTGACTACTGGAAAGATAGAGTTGCAACAAGTAATACATTAGATAAAAATGATCCAACTGTTGCACCAGTTATTGCTGGATTATTTCAAAGACTAAAGCCAATAGTAGAAGAATTTTATAAAGTAAAAGTTAGTCCAACAGGAACAACTATTGTTAGATGGTTGCCAGGTCAATTTCAAAATCCGCATGCAGACAAAGAGTTACACGAAGGATCAGATGCTGGACTACCAAATGATTTTCCACACTATGATCTTTCAAGCTTATTCTATTTAAATGAAGATTATGAAGGAGGAGAACTGTACTTTCCACTTCAGGGTGTACAGTTTAAACCAAAGAAGGGCGCTGCATACTTCTTCCCAGGTGACATGAACTATATTCACGGTGTTACTGAAATTAAAAATGGAATTAGATACACTTGTCCATTTTTCTGGGAAATTTTAGAGCACACGGGTGAAGTAAAACCTGAAGCAAATAAAAAATATTATAGAACACTTTTAGACGATAAAGAGGAAAAAATAAATGAACCTAAATAATCAAATTAGACTAACAGAAGATATAGTTCTTTATGAAAATTTTTTAACTCCAGAAGAAGCAGCTAAAACAATTAAAATTTTAGATCATCAGGTAGATTCTGAAAAACTACAGTGGACACCAATATCTTTTTATGAGTCATATTCTTCTGTTTTACCAGAAGATAATGATGAAGATCTAGAACGCTTTGATTTGCCTGCAACATTTTTTTCAGAGATAAAAGATGGAATTATTGAGGGCATTGCATCAGTTCATAAAATTGAAAAAGAACAAGTTGTTCAGATTGGTTATCATACACAAAAATGGGAACCAGGGGCATATGCAAGAATACACTCTGACAATACAGACGAGCATGGAAACTCTGGACCATTTGAAAGAAGCAGATATGCAGCATTTTTATATTTAAATGAAAATTTTGAAGGTGGCTTACTTAGGTTTCCAGACCAAGATATAACAATTGAGCCAAAGACTGGAATGCTTGCGGTATTTGCTGGAGGATTTAAAAATATGCACGAAGTAACACTTATAACTAGTGGTATAAGGTACACACTTGGATCATTTTGGGATGATAGACCAGAGTCAGCATATCCAGAAGAGCTTAGAGAAGAGTGGAAGCAGCAAATGAAAAAGATCAGAGAAGACCAAGAAGCAGAAAAAGCTAAGTGGCAAGAGTTAATAAAAAATGGGTATAAAATTGATGAAAATGGAAATACCTACAAAATAAAGGAGACAGACTAATATGCAACTAGAAGAAAAATTACACGAAAACGTGTATTACTACAGTGATGTTTTTGCAGATCCGCAAAAGGTTATTGATCTAATAGAAAAATTAGATGAAGACGAAAGAACTTACCCAGTTATACCAAAGTGGAACAACTGGAATTCTAGTAGCAAAGATGGTAATATCTTTGGAAAGAAAAAAGATTTTAATCTTTCTAATATGGATTCTCTCCCTGTAGAGCTTAAAGTTCAGGCAGATTTTATTATTACAGAAATTAGAAATGCTATTCAAAATGTCGCTAATTCGTTTGTAAAAGATCGTGGTCTAGCTGGAGAGCCAAATGTATCTCCATTTGTTGGTATTTCAAAGTATATTGAAGGTTGTGCCATGGGTGCTCACTTTGATAGACAAGCAGGAGACAATAGCTTAGAGTACTCAATTATTCTGTACTGGAATGATGATTATGAGGGTGGAGAGCTATCTTTTATCATTAGAGATGAAGACTTAAGACTTCCTCAAAATGGAGAGCTAAGACCACCTGATGATGCAAATGATCCTGCTGTAAAAGATTTGGTAACATTTACAGTTAAGCCAAAAGCAAACAGTGCCCTTATTTTCCCTTCAACTGATCCATACAAGCATCAGGTTCATCTTATGAAAAAGGGAGAAAAGTATATTACTCCAGGGTTTATCTTTGTTGATGGATATGTTGTTGGTGGCCCTGGTGGACCAAGCGAGGAATACCTAAAGGCATACCACGAGCAACTTGGAATGTAAATGCAACAAATTAGGGTGGTAGATTCTCCAAGCTTTGACAACATTATTCTAAACATAGAAGACTGTGCTAAAGAATTTTTAAAAGATGGGGTTGTTGCTTATAGAAATGCAAATTTTTCAAAAGAGCAACAACTCTCTCTTATGACTAAGCTTGGAGATTTTTTAGGGTGGTCCCCTAATTCATCCAGTAAACGAAAAGATTTCTATGAAGAAAACCATGCTCGTCTTGGAGTTGAAAAAAAAGACAGAAAAACAAAAGACGACATTATTCTTAGATGGCATATGGAGCATACAGAATACAAAAATCCAATAGTTGGTGCTACCTGGAATATGCATCTTTTTACTTGTGATCCATCTATCGGAAGAACTGGGTTTGTTGATACAACAAAAATATATAAAGAGTTAATACCAGAATGGCAGGAGTTTTTATCAAATTGTGTAGAAATAGTAACAAAAACTACAAGCTTTGATCAAGAAAGTAATTCTTTTGTTTCTGAGACCTTTGAAATACCATGTGTTGAAAATCATTGGATAACTAATGAGCCAACAGTTAGAATTGACCTAGATAATGAAGATGTTATAGGAATAAAATTTAAAGATAAAAAAGAAGTAACAGCAAAAGATTTAGAGTTATTTTCTTCTATTAAAAAGTTTGTTATTTCTGAAATCTTTTCCAACAACAACAATCTATTGACCCATGAATGGAATCAAGGGGATATAATTATAGTTGACCTGTTTAAGATGGCTCACTCAGTGTTTGGTGGATTTTATCCAGAGGAGCGAGGGTTTTATGGATATTGGGCGTATAGAGACGAGCATGAGTAAAAATGCAAAAAACTTCTTTAAAGCAGCAATTAGAAAAAAATAATTTTATTGTTAAAGAGCCAGTCGGTGATCTTTTGGTAATAGAAGACTTTATAACAAAAGATGAAATTGATGATTTTTTTTCTATAATAAATAATGCAACTGAAAAAGATTGGTCATTCCTGTACATGGAAGGACTAAAGAAGTTTTGTATTGAAAAATTTGGTAGGGATGATGTTGATAACCTTGTAGCAGAAGGTAAGTTTGAAATAACAAAAAATTGGGAAGATAAAAACCTAGAAATCAATGGTTTTGCTATAACAAAAATAGTACACGACAGATTAAGCAACCTAGTTAATGAAATAGATAACTCATTAAGCCTAAATAGTTTTAGCTTTCAGAGAATGCAGTCTGGAGTAGAATTAAAGTCTCATACCGACCAGCACACTGATCCATCAATTCAGTATGCAGCCATCATATACTTAAATGATAATTACTCTGGCGGAGAAGTATTCTTTAAAAATAAAAACTTAGACTTAAGGCCAAAAGCTGGGTCACTTCTTATTTTTCCAGGGAATGAAGAATTTGAGCACGGAGTAAGACATGTACAAGATGGACCTATAAGATATGTAATTCCAGCCTTTATTAAGGTAACAGACTTTTATAAAGAAAATAAATACTAATATGATAAATCAACTAAAGCCAGAACACTCAGACATGGTGCTACAGTATCTAGATAGTGTTAAAAATAAAACAGCAAATTCTTATATGCTGACAATTGCTAGAGATGGTGAAAGTCCAGTAAGAACAATTATATTCTATAATGATGCAATCCAGGCAGCTGAAGGCTATGGAAAGTACTTTGATTGGGGTTTTGCCAAGCAGTACCTTACAGTGACACTCTATGAGCCATCTGGTAAAGTTCATCAAAAGGTTTTAACAAGAAATCAAGCAGGAGAGTGTACATTTGTTAGACAAGACTATGTAGACATTGAAAACATACTGCTATCCTTTAAAGATAATATTGAAAAGGATATATATGATGATTTGGCATTTAAGATAATGAAGGTTTTTGCTAAGGATAGCTGGAGATTTGATCCTGAAAGATTTCTTTCTGTTCTTAAAGTAGAAAAAACAATTGATTCGTAAAGGATAAGGCTATGACTAATTATAAAAAAATAGAAACAAACATTGTATATTTTGAATCAGTTATTCCAGAATGTAAAGAACTTGTTGATATTATTGAAAAAACAGAAAACAGTGCCGTAACAGAATGGACTCCTTGGTATGCACATGGAGGAGATGTAGAGTCACAGTATGGAGACATCAAAAGAATTAAACGAGGAAAGCTTAAAGATGTTTTAGATGAAGAAGAAAGAAATCAGTCTTTATTTATTATTGATAAGCTTGTTAACAGCATGATTGAGTGTTCAAAAAAGTATGCAGAAATTTTTAATATAGAAGACAGCAAAACAGAATATGCAGCACAAATATTAAGAGAAAATGAAACAGAGATTGGCATATATAAATATTTTCAGGACCAGTCAATGGGTCCTCACGTAGACTATAACGAGGATAATAATTATCTTGAATATACTATCGTCGTTTATCTAAATGATGACTACGAAGGCGGAGAACTATACTTTAATGAGTTTGACATTAAGCTTAAGCCAAAAGCAGGAAGCATAGTTATGTACCCATCAACATTTCCTTACACACATGAGTCCTTAAAGGTAATTAAGGGAAGAAAGTGTTTAATAACCCATCACTGGAGAAATCAAATAGAGTGAGGGAACTTCTTCATCCACATTTTGGTCTTGGCTGTTATGCCTTTCCAAGCAGACCAATTAGATCCGCCATCACTCATATGATAAGCAATTTTTGCATTAGTGACGGGATTTAGTAGATCAAAGTTTGTTTCAAGGTTAAACTTGTCACGACGCTCTGGACCTAGATTATTGATCATGTTTATCTGGAAAAGACCATAGGAGTTATCTCCTGTCTTTGTGTTTCCATTGAACCTAATTGGTTGCCCATTAGATTCTTTCTTTGCTACAGCCCAAGCCTCTTTCAAGTCATGGCCCTTAAATCCTACTGCCTTCAACATCAAAGCCAAATCTATATCTGAAAGAACTGGCTTATTTTCATACTTTTTTAGTATTTCTGCTCTAGAAACGAAAAAAACCGCTTTGTGGGCGGTAACTGACTTCTGGAGCGATGACTGTTTTAGTAAATTATTCTTTGGTGTAGCGTTTGCATTATTTGCAAATACCGAAGACACTACCACCATTAATAATACCCCAAACCATACTTTAGTTTCTCTCATAGTTTTTACCTCCTAAGAAACGAATGAGACCTATTTGGTCTCATAATCTAGTATAGCATAATCTACTAGTGAGTACAACAATAATGTCCGTTTTGTCCTTTATGTTTATAACGTTTTGATAACAAAATATATTATTAGTTATGTGATATAATAAAAGAACTATGGCTACATATAGAGGGCAAGGCGCATCCACATACGACATTGGTGAAGCACCACCATTTGTTAATTGGACAATCGTAAAAGGAGATACAGCTTCTTTTATGGTTTATCTTACAGATGATTCAAAGCAACCTTTGGTTATTCCTGATTGGGACATTGAGGTAGAGTTTAAAAGACCAACAACTCCAGTTGATCCTCAAATAATTACGGATGTTGCAACCTTACTTTTTACAATTACTCCAGAGCAAGATCTATCAGATGGCGATGGTGAATTTAAGGTTAATTTAACTGCTGCCCAAACCACACTGCTTAGAACAAATGATATTTTTGATATTGAAATTCGTCTTCCACAAAACACGCTTGTTTGGACAGTTGCTCAAGGGAAGATTACTCTCCTTGAGGATGTTACAAACTAATGGCATCAGTTACCATAAATAGTAATACCCCAGTTTTTACAAAATCTATTGATAGAGTTTCTTTTCCAAATACCGAAATTGTAGAGCAAAATCGTGGGGTAAGAATAAATTCAGTTTTACCCTTTAGAATAAGATTTACAACAATACAGATACCAAACTCTATTGCTAATATACCCGCAATTCCCCTACAAATTATTGGCCTATCTAACTATATACTTTAAAATACATGCTATAATACAAACATGGCTAAGTTATCAATCAATAGTGTAAAGTCCCTCTTCCAAACAGGTGACCGTCCAACTCAAACAAATTATGAAGATTTGATTGACAGCACTTCTGCACGATCAACAGACTTAGGTTCTGATGGCAATAACGAAGTTAATATCAACGGCATTGAAAATTCAACAATTTTTGATAACTTCCTTGCCAGCGAATGGAGATCAGTTAAGTATTTGATCTCAATTAAAAAGACTTCTGGTGGCTCAAATAAGTATTGGGCAACAGAATTAACCATAGTTCCTGACAATACAAATGTAAGCGTCAGTGAGTATGGAACAGTAGACAATGATGGGAATATTGGCACCATCTCCGTGTCTAGAGCAGGGGATACAGTTTCACTAACTGTCGTCCCTGTAGGTGGGCAAACCCCTATAACCTTGCGCTATTTGCGTATTGGTCTAAAGGCCTAACTAAGGAGATATAAGAATGGCAACAGTAACAAAAGATTTTAGAGTAAAGGCAGGACTGGTAGTTGAAGGATCAACTGCGACTGTCAATGGAAAGAATGTAGTCACAGCAGGCGTCGTTGATGCTAAGGGTGATTTAATTGTAGGTAGCGCAGATGATGCAGTAGCACGTCTTGGCGTTGGTACAAATGGTCAAGTTCTTACAGCAGCGTCAGGTGCAACATACGGCGTTCAGTGGTCAGACCCAGCAGCAGTTGGCGTATTTGGTTCAAGCATTGAGTTTGAAGGCGCTACAGCAGATGGCTTTGAAACCACACTTGCAGTAACAGACCCAACTGCAGATCGCACAATCACACTTCCAGATGCAACTGGCACAGTAGCACTTACTTCAGATGTTACAACACACGCAAACCTTACAGAAGCACACGGTGCAACTGGTGCGGTAGTTGGAACAACAAATACACAGACACTCACCAACAAGACTTTAACATCACCAAAGATTAACGAAGATGTTGTTATGTCTGCATCATCAACAGAACTTAACATTCTTGATGGCGCAACACTTTCAACTACAGAACTTAACTATGTAGATGGCGTAACATCAGCAATCCAAACACAGTTGAATGCTAAGGCTGCTTCT